GCTCGCCGAGTGTTCAGAGCGGGTTGGGAAGCCGCTAAGAAAGAACAGAAATGTGACCATTGGCTCTGTCCGAATAGGCTTGCGCGAAGGAAGTTCGACGAGGAATCTGGGTGAAGTTGCACGACAATCTGCTGGCCGTGTGACTGGCCGTGTGGTTGTCTCACACGCCCACTGGCCGTGTGCGGGCTTGTTACTCCTTCTTTCGACAGATAATTAAATTAGGTTAAAAGGAGAAAAGTAATTTAGAGGGGAAGAGAAGGTACAACACGGCCTCACACGGCCACCCCACGATTTTGCGTGCTTTCGATTGAACTTTATTTTTATTTACGTAATTGCAGTTGTTTTAACACGCCCAGCTCGGCCACACAGATTTTCAAAAATATTGCTGTGGTGCTTTCCATAGACGACTTTTCCAGGCATAATTGCGGCAAATGTTAATTTAGAGTTGCTCAACATAAATATGCCCGACGAACAGAAACCGAAGCTGCAAGGCGCTGGTGGCCCTGGACGTGGTGGCGGTCGCAAACCTGGATCTGTCAACCGACTAGCCAAAGACGCGATCGTCGCTGCGAAGGCCACTGGCGTACTTCCGCATGAATGGTTGTTGAGTGTTGCTCGTGGCGAGCCTGTCGCCCATAAGCGTTGGGACATCAAGCGCGACGAGAACGGCAAAGAGATCAGCCGTGAGTTGGTCGACGAAGTGATCTACCCAGACTTCCCTGTGCGCATGGACGCTGCCAAGTCCGCAGCGCCGTTCTATGCTCCACGCTTGGCAACGCAGACGGTGTCCGTGCAAGGCGGCAATGAAGCTGTGGCGGAAGCACTCAAGATGATGGCCCAACGGTTGCCCGTATGAACATGATGGCGGAACAACAACACATGACTCCTGCCTACGAGCAGGACTTGGCACGTTGGTACCCGCTGAAAGAGCACGACATTCAGACTGCGCTCGTCAACGACGCCGTGCGATTCAAAGTCGTTCCGGCCGGACGCCGCTCTGGCAAGACCGAGCGAGCAAAGCGTTATGTGGTGCGAGAGGCGATGCGCGAAGTTGGTTCTTACTTTGTTGCCGCTCCTACCCGCGACCAAGTGAAGCGCATCTACTGGAATGATCTGAAACGCCTAGCGTTCACCAGCATCCTGCCAGAGAAGCCCAGCGAGTCCGACCTGATCATTCGCTTCCCCAACGGCAGCACCATCTCGCTCATCGGACTGGACCAACCCCAGCGGATGGAGGGTGTGTTCTGGACTGGTGGCATCATTGACGAGATCGCCGACGCTCGTGAGACCGCTTGGAACGAGAACATCTCGCCAGCGTTGGACACCTTCAACCCGACTCGCCCAGACTTCAAGGCTTGGTGCTGGTTGATCGGGGTGCCCGATGGTCTGAACCATTACTACGACATGGCCGAGTACGCTCGGACGAGCGGCGATCCAGACTGGAAGTTGTACAGTTGGAAGAGCGCAGACATCCTTCCGGCCGAGACCATTGAGTCGGCCAAGCGCCGCATGTCCGCTCGCCAGTTCCGGCAAGAGTACGAGGCGTCGTTTGAGACCGCCAGTGGCCGAGTGTACGAGGACTACGACACGGTCGCCAACACAACCAACGAGACGCTTCAGCCGCACGAACAGATCATGTGGCACCACGACTTCAACTTCACCCCGATGTCGTCGGCCATCGGCGTCAAGCGCAACAACGGCAAGGACTTCTACATCCTCGACGAGATTGTGCTGACATCGGCTGTGGCTCGCCAGTCGGCCATCGAGTTCGTTGAGAAGTTCAAGAACCACCAGAACCGCAGTGTGATCGTGTACGGCGACCCAGCCGGTCGAGCCGGTGAGAAGCACGGACACGCCTCGGACTACACCGAGATGGAGACCGTCCTGCGAGCCAACAACTGGAAGGTCGAGCGCAGAGTGAAGAACGCTGCACCCGCCATCCGTGACCGCCAGAACGCCGTGCGTGCCAAGATCTGCAACGCTGCTGGTGAACGTTCGTTGTTCGTCAATCCCAACACAGCACCCTACGCACACAAGGGTCTCGCCACGGTTCAGATCAAGAAGGGTTCCACCTTCATCGAGGAAGACAGCGACTACCAGCACATCACGACTGCCATTGGCTATTGTGTTGACTACGAGTGGCCGATCCGCGCCGAGCGAAAATTGCCGGACGCAACGCCGATGGCCTCCATCAACCATTACAAGAGGATGTAACCAATGGCAATCACCAAAGAACAACGACTGCACAACGTCCACCTGGAAGCGGTCACAGAGTTCGACAAGATCCAGACGGCAATGCGCGACGAGCGCCTTCAGTGTCTGCAGGATCGGCGCTTCTACTCCGTGGCCGGTTCCCAGTGGGAAGGTCCATTGGGCGTGCAGTTCGAGAACAAGCCTCGACTCGAGGTGAACAAGATTCACTTGGCGGTCATCCGCATCATCAACGAGTACCGCAACAACCGCATCACTGTCAACTTCGTCAGCAAGGAAGGCGAAGACAGCGACGACTTGGCCGACACTTGCTCCAGTTTGTATCGCGCAGACGAGCAGGACTCGGTCGCTGAGGAGGCGTACGACAATGCATTCGAAGAGGCCGTTGGTGGCGGGTTCGGTGCATGGCGCTTGCGCACGGTGTATGAAGACGACGAGGACGAAGAGGACGAGCGCCAGCGCATCCGTATCGAGCCGATCTTCGATGCCGACAGCTCTGTGTTCTTCGATCTGAACGCCAAGCGCCAAGACAAGGCCGATGCCAAGTTCGCCTTCGTGCTTTCGTCCGTCACATACGATGCGTTCAAGGAAGAGTGGGGTGTTGATCCCGCTTCGTTGGCCAAGCAGATCCACCAGCGCATGTTCGACTGGTTGACGCCGGACGTTGTCTACATCGCCGAGTACTACAAGGTCGAGATCAAGTCCGAGACGCTTCACGTCTACCGAGGTCTGGACGGAACGGAAGTCAAACACCGCGACAGCGACTTCGACAATGACGAGACGCTGGAAGAGAAGTTGGCTGCGACCGGCTTCCGCGAGATCCGCCAGAAGAAACTGAAGCGTCGTCGCGTGCACAAGTACATCATCTGCGGCAACCGCGTCCTTGAGGACTGCGGGTACATCGCTGGCAAGAACATCCCGATCGTTCCTGTGTACGGCAAGCGTTGGTTCGTCGACAACGTTGAGCGTTGCATGGGCCACGTCCGTCTGGCCAAGGATCCGCAGCGACTGAAGAACATGCAGCTGTCGAAGCTGGCCGAGTACGCCGGTGTGTCGTCGATCGAGAAGCCGATCTTCACACCCGAGCAGATCGCTGGTCACCAAGTGATGTGGGCTGAGGACAACCTCAAGAACTACCCGTACCTGCTGATCAACCAGCTGACAGACCCGAACGGCAACCCAGCCATCGTTGGTCCCAACGCCTACACCAAGGCACCCGATCTGCCACCGGCCATGGCCGCTCTGCTCCAGATCACCGAGCAGGACATGCAGGATCTGTTGGGCAACCAACAAGCCGGTGAACAGCTGCAACCGAACATCTCGGGCAAAGCGATCGAGTTGATCCAAGGCAAGCTCGACATGCAGACCTTTATCTACATGTCCAACATGGCCAAGGCCGTCAAGCGCAGCGGCGAGATCTGGCTCAGCATGGCCAAGGATGTGTTGGTCGAGGAAGGCCGCAAGATGAAGGGCATCAACAACGGCGGCGAAGTCGAGTCCATCGAGTTGTACAAGCCTCGTGTCGACGAGAGTGGTGCGATTGAACACGAGAACGACCTGACGGAAGCGAACTTCGATGTTGCTGTGGACGTTGGCCCATCCTCCGCAAGCAAGCGCCAGACCACTGTGCGATCGCTGACGGGAATGATGCAGATTACGCAAGACCCCGAGACACTGCAGGTGCTCGGTGCTATGGCCATGATGAACATGGAAGGCGAAGGCATCCAAGACGTCCGCGACTACTTCCGCAAGAAGCTCATCAAGATGGGCGTTGTGGAGCCGACCGAAGAAGAGCTGCAAGAGCTCGTCACAGAAATGCAGAACACGCCGCCAGATCCGAATGCCGAGTTCCTCAAGGCATCCGCAGATCAGGCGCAAGCCCAAGCCGGAAAAGCACGCGCAGACACGCTGCTCAATGTGGCGAAGGCAAAAGAGTCCGAGGCGAAGACGGTGGAAACGCTCGCAGGCATCGACCTGTCCGAGCGCCCAGCTGCACCTGGAGCCGCAATGGTGTCCACCCAGCCATCTCCTATTGGGTGAGTTTAGAACAGGGTCATAAACATGAACACAAAGGCAGCAGGAAACAATACGGAAGACGACGACAACACAATCGTTCTTGACGACAACGACGAGAGTGGTGCAGCAACCGACGAAGGCACCGGCAACGGCGCTGAAGAAGGCGAAGGCACGACGACCGACGAAGGCAACGAGGGCGAAGGTGAAGGCGACGACACCGTAGTCGTTTCCATTGGCGAGGAAGCGCCTCCCGCCGAAGACGAGCACGCAAATGCACCCGAATGGGTTCGTGAGCTGCGCAAAACCAACCGCGAAGACAAGCGCCGCATCCGTGAGCTGGAAGAGAAGCTGAACGCCGCAAACCGCACCGAGACCAAGCCGGTGCAGCTGGGCAAGAAGCCAACACTCGAAGAGCACGACTACGACGCCGAGAAATTCGAGGCTGCGCTGGAGAGCTGGTACCAACAGAAACGAGTCGTCGATGAACAGAACGCCAAGGCCGAGGCCGAGGAAAAAGCTGCTCAAGACGCTTGGAAAGCAAAGCTCAACTCCTATGGCGAGGCAAAGACCAAGCTAAAGGTGAAGGACTTTGAAGATGCCGAGGATGTTGCAAAAGAGTTGCTTTCTGTAACACAACAAGGCATAATTCTGCAAGGTGCTGAGAATCCTGCGCTGGTGATTTATGCGCTAGGCAAGAACCCAGCAAAAGTGAAAGAGCTCGCCGCAATCAACGACCCTGTGAAATATGCTTTCGCTGTGGCCAAACTGGAGACACAATTGAAAGTTACACAACGCAAAGCACCGCCGCCAGAGCGCACTGTGTCCGGAACCGGACGCGTCGCAGGAACGGTGGACTCAACCCTCGAACGCTTGCGCGAAGATGCTGCGAAGACTGGCGACTATACCAAG